GCTTGTGCTGCTGCCAGCATTGCCTCTGCCGTTTGTAGTCCCCTCATTGCCACGCCAAGTCTGTGCCACGGCACTTCTCTATCGGCGTATGCCATACGGGCAGTTCCGTCATCATTTATCTCGATTTGGTGTGCCATTTTGTGTTCCTTTGCCTGCTGTCTTTTGGATAAATCTAACCGTGCCCAAGCATAGCCCACAGCGGGGCTGCCGCGCGGCGAGCGGGTGGGGGGTTGTGTGGCGGTAAGTTGCGACGGTATCGGGCTGCGACATCGCCCCACAGGGGCGAACCGCCCTATGACGGCGACATCGCCCCACAGGGGCGAACCGCCCTATGAAGGGTAGATAAGTTGTCGGCGGTGATTCGCGGTCAATCGCAGTAAGACCGACTCCAGTCGCGCGCCGTTCCGAACTTGTCCCACGCAGGGAACTGCGCGCGCTCCGAATCGCTCATCGCCGACAGGGGCGTGAATTCGCACCGCAGCCAACGCTCTGACAAGTAGCCCTTCGCGTTGCGCACTCCGCGCGTCACAGGTAGAACACACTCGCGGTCTTCGGGGACAAGTATCTTGAATCCCGCCTTGCCTTCACCCATACGCGACCACACTGTCTGATGCACGAGGTCGCGGAACACAATGTCTCCGTTCTCGCGAACCGCGTAGTCGGTAACCCAGTAGCAGTACGCAGACTCTGTGTACCAGCGAAACTTGCCCTGACGCTTGCTCCAGCGACACACTTCGCGTTGAAGAACGAGCATTCCAGTCGTGTCGGGATTGTGCGCGGTCTTTGTCCATGCTTCCACGCGACGCAACCACGCGGAATCTTCCGCACGGCACTTGTCGCAATCGGCGTACCACGGCGAATGGCACGCGTGCGCGATTGGGTCTTTCTTCGGGAATGGGGCAGTCGTGAATGTGTCGGTGATGTCGGTCATACGCCAAGAGTAGGGCACGAGACAGCAGATTCACAACCGACCCGACTCAGCCCCTTCGGTGCGCCCTTGCGCAGCGCGGGGCTTATTCGTTCAGTTGTCTTTGTCGCGCTTCCACGACCGGCAAGCGCGCTTGCTGTTGCGCTTGCGTTTGTCGATGTATGTGGCTGCCCGTATGCGAAGCCCGTCAGCAAACATCTGCCGGTCTGTGGTGCTCCACGCTCGACGCTTCATCGGGCTAAATCCGGCAAAGCAAGCGCGACCCACTCGGCAAGGTGTTGGTTCTTGGTTGTCCGGAGCACAAACAGTTGAGCGTCGGACACATCAGCAAAGATGTGATTTACTTCGAGAGCGTCTGTCTCGATACGAACTGCGACACCGGTTGCCGTTCGAGCAACAGCAACAGTAATGGGCGTATTGCGCCGGCTCCCCTTCTGCCAAACATTAGCAGTGAACATCTGTGTGTCTCCCTTCGATACCATCATAGGGTCAAAGACAACAGATTAGCAAATGAGCCGGATAGCCCCTTTGGCGTGCCCCTGCGAATGGCGGGGCTGAAACACGGCGAGTCAACACTCTTTCTGCTGACTCCTAACTAATCAGCACCGAAATCGTGGGGGTTGTCTGCGTCTGTCGGCAACACTTCATCACCTTGTGGGTTCGCCAAGTGTCGCTTGGTATCTTCGTCGGTGCGCTTGTCGGTGCGCTCACGCACTACCTTTAGCCACTCGGCACGCCTACGCTCAGCGTGCGATAGAAATGTGCGCTCCTGCTCGTCACTCATACTATGCGATACCCCACGCCACTTTGCTGCGATACGCATCATCGTCGGCTCTCATAGCGAGCCATTCGGTGCGCTCACGACGCCATTCGGCGTAGGCGCTGGGGGTGAGATACTTGTTGGCAAGGTAGTCATTCCACTCTTCGTAAGAGACGGTATCCAGCCACCACGGTTCGTCAGAAGCCAACCACAAGCGTCGCTCGTAGTTCTCCCACTCAGACCATAGGTCGGCAGGAATGTCGGGTGAGTCGTGTGTGTCGGGTTGCTTGCTCATACCACTCACCGTACACGAACGGACAACAGATTAGCAACCGACCCGACTCAGCCCCTTCGGTGCGCCCTTGCGCAGCGCGGGGCTTATTTGTCTCTTTGTCGACTGAAATGTTTCGCTACTAGTCATTTTGGCCGGTGGGTGGTCAGATATGGGTGTGGAGCTAGTTATTCACCATTTTTGCCTATCTACCTATGTGGGAGCCGGTTATCGAGAGATTTTTGACATTTGGCCCCCTTACGACCCTCTATATAGGTAGAAAACCGAACGAAATAGAAACACAACCGTCAGCTAATGGAAAGAAAAGGAAACAAATATGCCAAAACTCAACACACCGGAACAAGTAGAAACTAACCGACGAGTGGCGTGGGGCCGGTTCTACGCACTTCAGCGAGAGAACGAACGACTGCGAGCAGAAATAGCGTGGCTTCGAGCCAACCGGCGTGCCTTCTACCGTCTGTTTCAGATTATTCGTCGCAACCGTAAGGTCACTCCTGAACTAACCCTGCTTGCCGATGAACTGCGAAAAAAGATGTATGACGCCGAAATGTTGAGTATCACCGGCAACTAATCTGAGCACAACGCACAACACCGAAGGCAAATCAAACACCGGGGCTCATTTCGCTCGGGCAAGGCGAGCGTTGGTGGGGGGTCGTGTGGCGATAAGTTTCGCAGTTGCTAATCTGCTGGCGACACCCGTAATAAAGGGTGGATAAGTCGGGTTGCTAATCTGCTGTTCTCGTCGCTATTGTGGGATTACTAAACTAGGAAGGGTAAGCAAGCATGAACCACACACCGAGCGACTATCAAGGAACTATTACGCTCACATACCAACAAATGTGGGAAGTCCATAAAGCGATTTCTGCCCGTATTACGCATTTTTCTATTCACGCCAAAGACAGTATGGGGTTTGAGATAGATACGCTTCTCGCCGTTGCTGAAATGTTGGAAGCGCACGAACAGGCAGCCGTAAATGCGTGGGAAGAGAAAGTAGCAAGGCGTGAAGCCGAGGCACTTGACGACCAGAACGCACTAAATAAGTTTCTCAACGACGACAAAGAAAGCGAGTAGCACCGTGACCGACCTAAATGTATTCATCAGCGAGTGGGGTTTCTGTCCACACCCCGAACAGTTATTGGAACAAGACAGCAACCTATGTGAAGTCTGCCAGAACGACCCGTCGCAAAGGTCGTTTTCGTATGAGCAACTATCGCTTCTTGACCACGAAAAGCAAGTAGCCATTTTCGGTTGGTGCTCATGCGAAGACAACGAGAATAATGAGAACCCGTATGCCGACTGTCCGAGATGAAGGTAGATAAGTTGGAAAGCATCACGCTGTATCACGGAACACCCGTAGCGTTTCCGAAGCGCACACGCAAGGTTCACCCTACGCCGACAACGCAAGACACGGGTGGCTATCCGTTGGGTTGGCGTATCGCACACGCAACGAGCGACATAAACGAAGCGCAACGGTACGGCTCAGTCGTTTATGAAGTTGCGTATGACGAGCACACGCAAGAAGGATACGGTGAGACTTGCTATTTCAGCGAGCGTGGATTTCGGATTATCAGGCGAGTACCCCAGAGTGAGTTGTTGTCGGTCTGATGTTGCCAACCAACGACACCGACAGGGCTATCAACTACATAGAGGCGCACTATCACGGCGACAGATTTCTGTCTAGTCTCAGGGCTTACTATCGGGTTCATCACACGCTCACACAAAGACAAGTGAACGCAGTGATGAACATACAGCAAGAGCGACACAGGCAAGCAAGACAGGGTAAATAAGTCTCACACATTTCGCCCCTATTGGCGAAATAAACACCGGGGCTCCAAACTCGGCTGTTGCTAATCTGCTGTCTGGCCGACTAGTGTGTACCACACGAGACCCGAAAGGGAGAGAGGAAAGGGAAATGTCCACAACAGCAGAGGTGTACGAGGCAGAAGTGCCTCAGTACGAGCAGGATTGCCGCATACTCAAAGAGGTGCTGTTGCGCCTCGTGAGCGAAATCAGCAAGGCCGAGGCCGAGGCCGCCGACACCAAGTGGGCCGACGAGCAGGCCGACACGCTCAGCAAGGTTCTCAGCGACACTCAGTGGGTGATGGATAACCTCGCCTACGAACTACGCATGGGCCACCTAGATGTGCTGAAATACAGCGAGTAGGGCGGTCCGACCCGACCCGACCCGACCCGACGAGGGCGGTCCGACCCGACACCCGAGGCACTGCTGCCCCATAGAGGGTGGATAAGTCTTGCGCCGTTCGCCCTTATGGGCGAAATAAACACCGGGGCTCCAAACTCGGCCGTTGATAATCTGCTGTCCACTGCCCTAGTGTTGCCGTAGAGGGAAAGGAAAACAAATGACCACCAACTTCGCAATGTTCACCAACGAGGGCAACATTGCTCTCGCTGAGAAACTGACCCAAGCACTTGACGCAATGCCGACAGGTCTGACGCTGGACGAACAGTACGCACGGTTCAGCGACCTGTGCGAGGCCGACCCCGATTTCTGCGCCCGACACGGCGAGTGGTCGGACACGCAGGTTCGGGAAATCGTCTATGCGTGGCTTGACGCCCCAGAGGCATTGACGGTACAAGAGGCACGAGGCACTATTGAGTTCGGTGGTGTCTTTCACATCACTGTTCCGACCCTTGACGGTGACGCCGACGCCGTGCTGGAAAAGCGTCTTGACGAAATCGCAGAGGTGCTTTCCGACGCAGTGGAAAGTGCGCTGATGGAACTAGACCGTCGTCGTGTCGGGAACACAGGGCACGAGTGGTCGGGTCTGGACATTGAGGTTCTCTGACGGGTGGATAAGTCGGGCAGGGCACGAACGCTCTGCCCGACCCCACTTCTGCGTTCTCTTTCGTTGCTCATCATTGGGTAGATAAGTCTCACGCCGTTCGCCCTCTGGGCGAAATCTACGCCGGGGCTCATTTCGCTCGCGTGTGGCGAGCGTGGGGTGGGGGGTCGTGTGGCGATAAGTTGGCGACGACGCTAGGATTATGTTATGCGTATCAGAGATGTGTACCACAGACTGACCTACCCATTAGATGTAGCACTTTCCCGTGCTGACGCTTTCGTGATTAGAAAGTTGAGAGAAAAGAAATGGCTAAATGTGCTGGTAGGTGTTTGTCTGACCTATGCGTGTACGGGCGTGTGGCTGATTTGGGGTGCGTGGCTCACCCGTGAGGTTGATGATTTGGTATTTGGTGTCGTTCACACCTGTATCGGTGTGATTTGGGCAACGATACTTGCGCTTCGCCACAGTATTCATACACGGATAGACGCATACGCAGTCAGGGCTATCAGAGAGCAGGCGAGGCGTGATGAGTTGCGTGATGAGTTGCTGGTATCACCCGTAGGGGATTTGTGGTCGCAGAGTGACGCACTGATAGAACGGTATTTGGAAACAGCAGTAGAGGAACTACAAGCGCACGGATTTATTCCATTTATTGACGGGGCAATAGAGGATTTGCGCTACGAGGATTTGATAAACGACAAGGCGCAAGAACTGTACGAGCGTGACGCACCACTATCGGGGTAGATAAGTCTCGGAGTACGCCAACCACACCCGTACTCACTTGGGGATTTTTTATTTAGTAATCTCTCACTGTGAGAGTGTTCGTAAAAGAGGAAAGCGTTGCTCGCTCGCTACGGCTTCGCACGGTCACTGAACACCTAGTCACGGAAAGCGACCACTTTATTCAGTGGCGTATCACGGCACTATTTATTCACTTAGTTCTATCACGGTGCGCTGAGGCAGGCATTACGCCACTCACAGCGAGGGGCGAGGTGGATTTAGGGCAGGCACTTGCTGACGCTGAGGCAGAGGTTGGCGTGTATGTGACTGATGACGAAATGTTGATGTTGAGTGACGACGAGAGAAATAAAATCACAGAACGCAGGCTGAGACGACGCAGGTACGCCTATCTGGTGCTACTACGGCTAACGAGTGGGTCAATAATAGAGGGTGGATAAGTTTGTGAGGGGGTGTAACACCCCCCATACATAGTGGGTTAGAAGGAGAAACACACTATGGACAACACACTGAACATACTCGCCAAAGACTTGCGTATCGGGCAAGAAATCCTTGCTGATACTTACGGTGACGGCGAGTACGCACCTCTACTGATTACCGACATTGAGTTCGCTGACGCTCTTGACTATGACGGTCAGTGGTATCGCAACGAGTACGCCGACACGCTGGACACAGTGCGTGGTGCGCTACTGCGAGTGTGGGGCGTGACGCTTGACGGTGCGTGGAATGAGTGCTTGCTCATTCACGAAAACGAAATAGTGCTACTGATTAGCAAGTAGCCCATAGCACCCGTAGGCACTTGCGAAATCTATGGGGTGGATAAGTTGCTAATCTGCTGACTATACCACTAAGGTAACAAGCACCACAGCAAACACCTTTGGAAAGGGGAACACAGTGGAAACACTAACACTTCACAAAAAAGACGAGGCAACGGGAGAGTTCATTCCGTTTCCTTTTGAGACAAACCTGAGTGACGACTATCTCGCCTACGAGGGTGGAGAGGTGTGGTTCGCTTGGGAGAATGTAAAAGTCGGCAAGGTGGAGGGTGCTGATTACTACGGTTATCAGTGGACTTGCTACTACACAAACTTGCGTGACGCTCTTGGCGAGCCAGAGCAAGGTGCTTACACCTGCCTCTCACGCAAATACGCCTCTTACGAGGAAGCACGAACGGCGTGTCTCAACGACCTGAGCGATAAGTCTCGGTACGAGGACATTCTGAACTTCCTCACCAACGGCGAACAAACTTTGGAACAGTTGGGTCTGTTCTTAGACGCTGAATAATCGCTTCACGGCGATTACCTCTCTTGCCCCTCACTTCCTAACGGGAGTGGGGGGCGAAACTTATCTACCCTCTATTCAGTGATGATGAGTGAGTGTGTAGTGAGTGAGTGAGTAGTGATGAGTGACGCACTTACTGATGATGAGTGATGATGAGTGTGTAGTGATGAGTAGTGAGTAGTGAGTAGTGATGAGTAGTGAGTGAGTGATGAGTGATGATGAGCAGTGAGTGACGAGTGTGTATGGGGCAAGTGGTGAGTGAGTGAGTGTGTAGTGAGTGTGTAGTGAGTGTGTAGTGAGTGAGTGAGTATGGGGTTAGTGAAACTTATCTACCCTCTATTGAGTGAGTGTGTAATGAGTAATGAGTGATGAGTGTGTAGTGATAGGTGTGTAGTGATGAGTGTGTATGAGTACCCGTAGCACTTGCGAAATCTCAGTGCTTGGTGGTGAGTAGTGATGAGTGAGTGGTGATGAGTGGTGATGAGTAGTGAGTGTGTATGGGGTGAGTGTGTATGGGGTGAGTGTTGTAGTGAGTGGTGAGTGGTGATGAGTGTGTATGGGGTGATGAGTGTGTATGGGGTGAGTGTGTAATAAACACCCGTAGCACACTGCGAACCTACACACGCCGAGAGTTATCTACCCTCTATGGTGACGCACACGCACACGCACACGGGCGAGTGTGTACGCACACGCACACGCACACGCACGGGCGTACACGCACGGGCGTACACGCACACGCACGGGCGCACACGCACACGCACGACACACTGCGCTATGCGATACGCACTGCGAAACTTATCTACCCTCTTATCACACGCACACGCAACACACTGCGCTATGCGATACGCACTGCGACTGCGACAGCGATACGCACTGCGCTATGCGATACACGCTGCGCTATGCGATACGCACTGCGACTTGCGACAGAGCGATACGCACTGCGACACTGCGACTGCGATACACACTGCGACAGCGTGACGAACTGCGACACTGCGACAGCGTGACGAACTGCGACACTGCGACAGCGTGACGAACTGCGACAGCGTGACGAACTGCGACACTGCGACTGCGACAGCGTGACGCACTGCGACTGCGACTGCGTGACGCACTGCGACTGCGTGACGCATTACAAAACACCCGAATACCCGTAAAATAAAAACCCGTTCTACGCAAATCAAAAAACAAAAGTCAAATGATGATGATGATAATGATGATGTCTCACTAATGTTTCATAACTTATCGCCACACAACCCCCCAAATCACCTTCCGTGAAGATAGCCCCGCAAACTTTTTGCGCGCGCGGCGCACCGGTGGCCAGCTATACCACAGAAAATTGACTTCAAACTTTCTCACTTAAATTTATCTGATTTTCTCCTCTTTTGATTTTCCATATCCTCTGCGTACATATCACACGCTGTTCGGATGAACAGTTTTTTGTGCCTCCCAAATCTGGGATGGTTGCCACCACAGCAACTAATTTTCCCAATAGAGGCAAGATACATAAAGGCTTTGTCTTCGTACAATTTCACAACCTCTTCGTACGATTGTTTATATAAGTCACAGTCTTTGGGTATGTTCTTTTTTATCATGACATCTATATACTTTAATCCATGCAAAACGAAATAGAAAACAAACCATACATTTCGTACAACACATTCATCGCCGATGTGAGCATCAACTACGAGATGATTAAGAAAGCTGGTTCACCACTCCGGTACGGTCAAGTGTATTTTGTGATGCTTGATGATTTGTGTCCTGAAATCGCTGACAAAATTCGCAACACGCCGCTTGACCCTTTTTACCACGGTAAAGCGTCTACTGACACCCACGATTTTGTGGAGTCCCTATGGCCAATGAACCCAATCGAATGGGAAGCTGTATATAAAAAAAAGACAGACAAAAAAGAGAATAAATCTAACCAATAATCTTTCCCTTTTTACTGCTTTTAATTACTTCTTCTACAGTGAAGAATCCACCCTTTTGAAGAAGAGATTTAACTAGAGATTCAGTATTTATATTCTTTACATCATCACTATTTGATTTTCTCACTCTGATGATGAACGTTTCTAATCCATCATTATTATTATCACTCACTGAGTTGTTCCTCCTGCTCGCTGTCTCGTGGTGGGAATATTTTTGAAAAGAGCGCGTCGATGATTTCACCGTCTGCGGTATCTGCATGGATGTCCGTTGATGCATACTTTTCTAGCACCATTCGGTTCATGTATCTGTTTATCTTGAACAAATCAGCAGCAAATTCAGAATAAATAACAAGCCATTCTTTCTCCCGTGCCTCAAACCATACGCCAGAGCCGTACAGCGTGACTTCCTGTTTTCCTAGTGGTTTGTTTTGTGTATCACTCATAATATATATGCTCCTGTGTTGTTGGAATAAATCTATCTGAAATTCATTAGTCTTCGTATGCTACTCCATTCATTTTTGATGCACAACACTTTGTGCCCAAATTTGCAGTGAGTAGACCATATCCTAATGCGGAACTAAATTCAACAAAATTGACGTTTATTTTCCCGCATAAATCACAGTCGCTCCCGCTATTTTTCATGGTAAGAGCCATAAATTCTGGAGCGCATTCATAACAGAATATTGTCTTAATTGCGGGGACAATTAAGTGTTTTATTTTTGGCATTACCAGTGTGTCTATGTGTGGACAGAATTTTGTGCATTTGGTTACCAGCGCTTCTATCATTTTTATTTGTTCATTGTTTAGGTTGTTTGTTGACTTAAAGTCAGACGGCAAAATTCTTTTTAGCGTGCCTAATAGTTCCTCTCCAGCTTTTTTATTTTCTTCCAAAAACTTTTCTCTATCTTCTGGAGATTTGAAAGCTCTCGTATTTGATGGTGCTGATTTTCTATATCTTGGCTGGTTCATTGTTTAAATTTATCTGAAGTGCGGGCAGTTTTAAAAAAAAAATTTTAAATTGCTACCGCTTTCGTATCAGATGTTCACCTTTCTTCTGTTTGAAGATATCCCCGCCGGTGGTGCGCCCTGCGGGGGTCGAACCCGCGACCAACGGATTAAAAGTCCGGTGCTCTACCAACTGAGCTAAAGGCGCAAAGTGCATCATGAAAGTGATTCGCTTAATTTTTTATAGACATCGCTCAACCAAATTTTTAATTTATCTGGCTCTTTCGTTAGAACAGATATCCCAGTGCTGAAAAGATTACTGGTTGGGTCAACGACTATTGCGATTGATGTTGGTGGAAAGATATTGCAGGATATGATGTTTTCAGCCCACTCATTGAAAACTTGTTTTTTATCTGAGATATCGTCCCCCCAGCTTGCGGTTGTCCACCCATTGAGTATCTCTGTCCAACTATCTATCGTCGTTTCATAGTGGCCCCTATGTGCACTGGTTGACACCCATTTTCTTTTGACGGCCAACACAGAATCATCTATTTCTTCACCTTCTTCGTTGACCCTGATGTGCTCTCCAACAAAATACTTGTTTACCCAATCGCCATTGGCAATATAAATAGTGGACAATGAGCTTTCATCACTATCCCTACACCACAAACACAAGTAGTCGTCTTGTGTTGAGCTCCAACCACAGTCGCCATTTATATCTACTTCGTTTTCGCAATTACAGCACTTTTTCATCATTATTCTTTCTTAATAGATTCATAATTAGCTGTACTGCTCCCGACTCTTCCGTAGTCTCCCCGCCTTCGACGGCGGCATCGACCACTGAACGTTTTTTCTCGATAAGAGAATATATCTCTTGGTCAATTGTGTCAACAGCAAGCAGATATGTTGCGGTTACCGAGCCCTTTTGTCCAATTCTGTGCAGGCGCGAATATGTCTGGTCCACATCTGCCGGAGTCCATGGAAGTTCAACAAACAGGCATTCTTCTGCTGCGGTAAGCGTGTGCCCGGTCTTTGCTGCCTGTATTGATAGAACAATTACCGGAGCGTCTTTTATCGACTCCGTTTGAAAACGTCGCTTATTCTCCTCCACTTCTTCGACCGACATGCCACCCTGAATTCGAAGGTTGCCGTATTTACGAGCAATCTCATCAACGATGTCACGGTGATGAGCAGCGACAACAACCTTCTTACCGTTTTCGATTCTGGCATTTATCCATTCCTCCACAACTTCCATCTTTGCTTTGGCAGCTAATTTTCGTAGAACCGAAAGTCTAACCAAATGCTCGTTTGCCTCTGCGCGAATCATTGCAGATACTGCAGCACCCCACATTGGCTTGCCTTCTTTTTTGGCGATTTCGCGAGCTCGTTCAGCAATGTAGAGAATTATGTCGTTTTCTGCTTTTTTGTATTCTTTTATTGCGTCAGACTCTCCGTCGACAACGACTTTACTGTGAATCACCGGTGGCAACTCGGAAAGAACTTGGTCTTTTGTTCGGCGAATATAACAAGAGCCGCGCAATCTGTCGTTTAATTCATCCAAATGGGAATGCCCACTGATATTCCATACACCAAATGAATCTTGGTAGGCAGCACAGTAGCGACGATAAAAACCCCACAATCCACCAAAATCCTTAAGGCGACCCAAAATATCTAATTGGCTGGCATATTCATTGGGCCTATTTGTTACCGGAGTGCCGGTAAGACACAGAATGATGCTGTTTTTGGGGGCACTATGCGCAATTTTTATCGCTGATTTGGTTCTTTGGGCATTTGGGGTCTTGCAGTAATGGCTTTCATCGAAAATATATGCCTTGTGATTCAGTAATTGTTTTTGCCAATGAGAGATATTGCTATATCCAACTACCACAACATCATATGTTCCGGGGTCGGGAAATGTTTTTCTATTGGTTACCGAAGCTACGTTGAGCTTTGGGAGCCATTTATTCCATTCAGAGACCCAGTTAAGAACAAGACTTGGTGGACAAACAACAACAGCCGGATACGAGTCGGCCACATGCTCAACTGTTGCCATTGCTTGAATCGTTTTGCCTAAACCCATCTCATCCGCGATGAATGTTCTCATTGTTTTTGCCGCATAAACCACACCGGCGCGTTGGTATGGCAGTAAATTTCCGGTCAAAGAAGGTATTTCGAGCTCAGCATCTGTTGAGCGAGAGGCTTCAATAAAATCATTCATTTTTGTAATCACAGAATCAGCAATCATTCTTACGTCTTGTTCGACTTGTATCTCAAAACTGTCTGCCCATTCGATAATTGACCGTATAGATGATTGTGGGGCACGCCAAGAATATGCTTTTGAATCCCAAGAGACAGCCGGAATCTGTTTTACGGCTTTTATGATGACGCGCTCGTAGGGAAAACGCATGTAAACCATGCCATCTTGAAGAAAAACACGAGATTTTCCCACCGGTTTCTTGGGAACATCAAATTTCATTACATCAACAGAAACGCTGAAGTTGTGGCGAAGAGCAAAGTCCCTCCCCTCGCCAATCGATGTGAGAGGAAGCTTCCAAACACGCGAAATTTTGTCCCATCTGGCGCCGGGTATTTGTTTTATTTCATTGACCTGAGCCTGATTGAACGGGAAATCTAGAACTATTTCATTTTTTTCTAGATATAGACGCATGTATAGATTTTATAGTTCAGCAAGAAGACTTTTGTCGAAATCTATCTGAATTTGAGCATGCCATTTTGCGGCATTGCAGCAGATTGCATAGGCGAAAAGTATTCTTGGGTCGATTTCGCGCTGTTCTGTTGCTTTGGGTGAATTATTAACAAATAAACATGGCTCTGATTCGGCAAGTAATTTAATCAGCAACCCCGGTTGAATATTTGTAGAATGAGTTTTGGTTCTTTCTAGTTTTTTTTCTTTTTCGTACTCTTCTATGTCGTGGGTGTCCCTGCTCGTCATCAGAGGTTGTTCCCCATGCACGACGAAATAAAGGCTCCCATGAATACGAAGTAAAGCAGGATTCCACCGGCAAGCAGATACTTGCCAAACGTCCTGTACTTCCTTACATATTTGAATTCATTTTTCATCGGCATCACAATGTTTCTCCATTTTTATTTGATTATCTCTGAGGATTCTATAGTTTTCTTGAGAGATGTCAAGTTTGAATTTTGTTCTTGGATATTTATAAAGAAGCCAGACCTTAAAGTCCGCGAGGGTTTGGGGAACCTTGTTTGCCGACCCAAACAGGGGGTTATATCTCCGTTCCATTTGAGATGCCCCCCGTTTGGGTTGGCCTGAGACTAGCTCAGAACTGTGTTTTGTTCCTCTGGGTTTGTGGACTTCTTCTTTTTGCCATCCAAAAAGTAGACCAACTCCTTCAATCCCGGATTCATCATGTTTGCGGCGTTCGGCGTGTACTTGCCGTAGACGTTGAATGTTCCGTCGCTCTGCTTTTCTTGACGAAGAGAGATTTGGCTCATATCGAATCCGTAGCGGCTTTGCCACTTCCAACGGAAGGAAAACCAGCCGTCAGTGTTTGTCACGCCACTTGACAGAAGGTGCTCAACCCGTGGGGCTGAATTGATGAACTGAAGGAACTTCGCTTCGTCCTTGCTGAGTGGGTACATCCCGGCATGTATGAGGGAGACCTTTGATGGCTTTTTGGCAACGGACTTTCGAGAATGCTTTGTCTTGGAGACAGCAGGCTTGCTCTCTTCGCGCGCTTCGATGCTGGTGCGCGGAGTGGCGTTGCTAATCACAATTTTTTCGTTCTTTGCAGCAACTGCGCCAAGCTTCGCCATTTTTTTCGCAAGTACTTTCATGCGATTTTGACCGAATTTGTTCATGGTCCCACCGGTGTATCTGGCATAGTGATTGATTTTGCCATTTTCGGAACGGCGGACCATTTCGAAGCATGCTCCCATTTGGTAAAGACCAATGTCCTGTCGCTTCTTGTTGCCAGAAAAAACGAGGAACCACTTATTCGGATTCGACGTGAGTGTGAGGACCACAATGTCGAATTTGGAGAGTTTGACGGCTTCCTTGACGGGCGTGGGATTGTTCAGGTCGTCTGCCGCCTGTGGAATGATGATTCCCGACTCTTTGATTGCGGCGGAAATTGATTCAAGGGAAGAATCGCTCATTTTGCCGAATTGCTTCGTCGAGCGAAGAATGCTCTTCAGCTCTTGGGTTGGTGTGGGCTTATTCTTTTTCATCTTGTTTACTCCAGTTTTGATAGGTGATGATGAAACCCCTTTTGGGGCACCATGGACACTAGGGGGGATGTCAATAGAAAAGCAACCCCTTTTTAAAAATATTTTTTAGGCCCTCTTGGGGGTGCTTTTTAGTTGGGGGGGTGGGGGTACTTGTAATGCCGGAATGTTATGGTTAATATGTTTATAAGTCTTCCAAGGCCCTCTTGGCACAGCAATACGCCATGAAGCTCCCCTCAACTGGTTGTGCATAACCAGAAGTGGGCCTGGAAGACGAATACAATCAAAACCAACAAACAAAACACTAAGGACAAACACAAATGGCAACAAAGAAGAAGCCAGCCAAAAAGGCTCCGGCAAAGAAGAAGCCAGCCAAAAAGGCTCCGGCAAAGAAGAAGCCAGCCAAAAAGGCTCCGGCAAAGAAGAAGGCTCCAGCAAAGAAGAAGGCATCGGTCAAGACCGCATCTCGTCCACTCGCCCTCGTACAGAACGCTGTTTCAGTCGCCTGAATGAAGAAAGCCGATGAATTTTCATTCGATGAATGGATGAAAATAGGCATTGAAAATAATTGGTGTGGCCCACCGGTTTGCTATGTGCACGACAGTCTTCCTCTCTCCGAGGAAGAACTTGACCTCATTGAGCAGGAAGACCCGTGCATACATATTGTCCGTCTTTACAACGACAAAGAACACAAAAAACAGATTGAAGAAGCCCATTCGCCATCACAGTGGCGAAATATATTTACTAAAAAAGTATAATCAAATCAACCACAACATTTAAATCTTCCAAGTTTTTTGGGACGTTCTGGTTTTTGAATATCTTTAACGAAAACGACGGAGCGTTTTACTTTCGGAGTTTCTTCTTTTTTCTTTCTACCCATAGACAAGTCACCCAATATATATTGTGCCACAAAATCAAGTAAATCTATTAAAACAGTGAGTCCTGAATCGATTCAACACTGTCTTTGTCACTGCAAAATGTGTGTTTATAGTCGTGAAGTTCTTCCACAACCCTAGATATTGTCGTTCCCTTGGATTTGAGCCACACGATGGCTTTTCTTTCAATCATTGTGCTGGATTGGTCAATCGGTAAACCACAGACTTTGCATATGAATAGCGGTGGGAGTCCAGATGACATGAATACAACCTACCAATGACCAAGCGGGCATTCTGCCCCAATGAGTTTTGTTTTTATATGCATAAAGCACCCACATTCAGCACACTGTTTTGATGCTTTTATAAATCTTGGACACTTTTTGCAAATATCGAATCTTTCGGTCGAAAGTTGCTCATCTACATAATTTCTTCGTCTAAAAATATGCCATGGGCGTGCTTTCCTAGTCATAATCTCTACCAAATTTTTTGTTTTTGCGACCAGAAGCCTTCATGCTTGCATAAAAAAGAAAAAGAAATCCAATGTAAATAAAATCCATTACGTCCATATCGTTGTCCTAGTCGTCTTGTTTTGACTGTAGGTATTTTACATAAAAACCAATAATCAGGCAGGCAGTAACAACAATCACGGCAAAGGTGTTCCATTCGGAAAAGTCATGAATATTGTGATGGTCTGAAAATATCATTTTGTGGGCCCGGTGGGGATTGAACCCACGACCAAGGGATTATGAGTCCCCTGCTCTGACCACTGAGCTACAGGCCCATTTTGATTTTGTGGGCCGAGTGGGAATTGAACCCACGACCCACACCTTATAAGAGTGTCGCTCTCACCACTGAGCTACCGGCCCGCAATCCTGCGGGTTACAGCTCCCGCTCAGCCAACGTGGTACGTATGCTCTCTTCTATTGATTTGCTTGAAAATCCCTGCGGCTTAATTCTTTCAACCATATTGCCACCCCTAAAAAGAATGAGGGCGGGAACGGTACTGAAACCGTATTTTACGGACATTTCCGGGTACTTATCTACATCTACTTTCGCAAAAGTGACAAGCCTGTCTTCCTGTTGTGAGAGATAATCAATTGTCGGTCCAATTAGCTTGCATGGACCGCACCACGGAGCCCAAAAATCAACGAGAACTGGCAGTTCTGAAGACCTTATAAATTCGTCAAATGTTTCTGCGGTAAGTTCAATTGTCATGATTTATCCATACTAAGCCTTGAGACCATCATATTTGTCACTGAAAAGCATATCCATTACCTCATACGGCATTAAAATAAAGCCTCTTGCCGGATTGTCGTTTCCACCAAGATTGAATTTTGTTTTTTCGTTAAATTGGTCCTGATGCGAGCGAAGATATCTTTTTAAACGAGCAACAGAAACAACGACAAACGCACCTTCCGGCGAATATATATAAACCCACCATTTTGCAGTTGTCACGTTTATTCCGCTCTGAACCCATACCCTGTTTCCTGACGCATCGAGCATCCCTTGCGGATTTTGATTGGTTTCGATGACCATTTTTCCATTTCTGTACCTATCACTTTTTACCTCAAAATCACTTTCGGAAAGAGATTGAAGAAAACCGGATATCAGTTCTTCGCCCATTTTTCCATAAGCAAGGTCTTTTTTAAAATCAAACTTTTTTGACTGCACGTCAAAGGCCGAATTTTTCATAAAAAAATCCTAACTCGTTTTGCTGCGTGGGTCAATCTCGTATGGTCGTATTTTGTCCTTACGGCTTATTTTTGCAGCGTTTGGCATATTTTTCGCCCCAGGCACAGGGGTCCCAGGGATTCCATCCATCGGCCTCATACAGCAAATACCCCACCTTTAGGTTGGTCAGCGCATCAAGTAGCGGCTCTTGGGTGCAGATATTAAGTTTGCGGCAGGCAATCGCCCATTTGTTCCGCTTGGGGTTGTAGTTGACCCCGTTTATTTGGAGAAGGCCACTATCCGACCTATGGTTCCATTCGGTAACGTGGGTGATGTTGCAGTTTTTATCAACCGCATCGCCCCCACGACGATTTGGGCATCCACCAGACTCTCGCAGGATGATTTCGGCAAGTTTTTCGTGCGTATCTTTGGGCCAGCCAGCCTCCGTGGCTAGTTCTGGCAACCATGACACATCGCCCCATGTAAATTTTATTTTCGGAGTAGCAACCGATGTTTTTGACTCAAAATTGTCAATAGATTTGGTCATTACCGGTTTTGTGGCTGTCTGTTTCGGGGGTGTTGTGGGGTTTGTTGATTGTGGCGAGTATGCCTTGCCAGAGGGGATTCCTACTCCTCCTATGAAAAGGAGTAAAGAAACTCCCCACCCAATTAAAACTTGATTCAATGTTCTCTCCTGTTTTTCGGCGGATGGGACCGGGTTTAGTAATTTTCCCGTTTATTGCTTTTCTCTGATGTAAAAGCCCCCGCCTGGGGGGTACTTCAATTATAACAAGGAGATTACGGCGATGCAAACACCGCTAAAACCCAATAAATATTGGGGTTTTTAGTCTTCTTCCCCTTCTTCAACAGCCTCCCAAACGTCTTCTACTGGTATTAAATCTATTTCAAGAAGTGAAGATTTCGAGTCGTCAGTTTCAGCCAAAAGTCGTATATCCATTGTTGCAAGAATATTCGAGCACATAAATGATGAAAATTCTTCTTGGTCGTTTGGGTCGTCAAAAACCCAAATTTCATTTATTACTTCTTTAATAATTGTTGTCATTTTTATTATTACTTCATCGTGCTTAGTGGACATGCTTGACACACTATCACTCAAGCGGCTACCGTGTAGTTACCACTCAAAACAAATAGGAGCAGCAATGAATTTAGCACCGGTAACAATCATCGGGAATGTCACGGCAGACCCAGAATTAACCTACACACAGAGCGGGCAGGCTCGTCTCTCGTTCTCTGTTGCGGTAAATCACGTTTGGTACGACCAAAATGACAACAAGCAAGAAAAGACCAGCTTCCACAATGTTGTTGCGTGGCGCTATCTTGCTGAACACGCAGCGCGCACCGTCGAAAAGGGAATTGGAGTTATCGTTTTTGCCCGCCTTGAACAGCGTTCCTACGAAGACAAAGATGGCAATAAGCGCTCCATTACCGAACTTGTGGCAGAAGAAATTGGAATTGCCACCAAATCACTAGAAACAGTAACTCGCCGACAGGGCAATGGAAACGGTGGCGGAAACCAAAGACAGTCAAGCGAAAGCTCCGGCTCCCAACCGCGCCAACAACAACAGTCACCGCGTAGAAGCAAGCCGCTTGCCACTGCGTCTGTGCGAAATTCCGAACCAGAAGAAGAAATGCCAGAGCCGTTCTGATTCCCCCTGGAATTGACAATCGTTTAATTTGCAACAGAGAGGGCAAAAACGACGGTCAATTTTATGAAAAATAGTTGCAATTTCAATTTACACCTGTAGTGTTTGGGGCAGTAAATAAACCACTTATCAAGAGGGAGAAATAAAAATGTCTGACTCAGAGTATGGAAAGTTAAAAGAAAAAGGCATGAGACGCGGTCGTCCGCGCCACACGCAAGAACAAAAAGAGAAATCACAATTAATAAACACGGCTCGACAGGA